GAGCCGAGCGTCCCGAGATAGGTGAACGGGTTCATCGGATCGGTGCGGATGATCGAGCGGTTGATGTGGACATCCTCGGAACCGCGATAGTCCGTGTTGAGGAGTTCCTTGATCTCCGCGTCGGCCATGAACAGGGCCGCGGCGCCCGGAGCGAGGATCACGTCGCGCGCGGAGCCGCCGAACTCGGCGTTGGCGATCAGGTCCACCCAGGTCTGGATGCCGCCCATGATCGACACGCCCGCGTCACCCCATTCGGCGGTGCCGGAAAGCGAGATCGTGTGGCCCGCGTCACGTCCGAAGTCGATCACCACCGACTGGCCGGGAGCGCCCGAATCCGTGGCGTAGTTCACGGTGATCGCGCCGTCGATGACGGCCTTGGCCGCCATGTAATCCCACAGGCGGTTGATGGCGTTCCGCTGGTACTGCGTGATCCGCACCACTTCCGCGTCGTAGCGGCCCTGCGGCGTCATCAGGCCCATGCGACCGGCCAGTTCGCCCGGCTGGAGCGCCAGCATCTCGGCGGGGCGCACCGCGTCCTTCGGCTTCGTGTAGGCCGGTTTGAACGACTGGATGCGTTCGCCCTCGCGCTTGTAGATCGGACGGCCGGACTCGTTCGGCAGCATGAAGGGCGCGATCTTCCGCGTGGACGCGATCTTGTCGAACAGGATCTCCTCCTGCGTCGAGAAGAACGAATTCGGGAAGAACATGTCGAGCCACTGGCTCGTGGAGACCGTCTGCCGGTCGTCATACATGACGGCGTAGAGATCGTGCGGGGTGTAGATGTCAAGAGCCACGAGGGTTCTCCTTTTCCTCCAGGCCGCCGATCAGACGGTCATGGTGACGGGTTTGCGGATGACGATGGCGGTCGGCGAGGACGCGCCCTCGAACGCGAGGCGCTTGAGTTCGTCCGTCGCGTAATCCGCGTGCCAGACCAGAAGGTCCGGGTTGAAGACGCCGCCGCGATAGACGGACGCGCGCATCGTGGCCTCGCCGGTCGCGTCCACGGCGTAGACGAGAACGCCGACGGGTTTGACCGCCGTGGCGCTGGTCTTCGCCATCACCAGTTTGCCGGCCGAGTCGAGGCCGACGACGGAACGGGCCGCGAGAACCTCATCCTCGAGGACCAGTTCGTCGGTCGTGAACAGCGGGGGAACGTCGCCCGTGATGAACGGATCGGGCGAGGCGCCGATGGTCTCGGAATGGGAACCCGCGACCCCTGCGGTGAGATCGCCATTGCGCGGAGTGATGGTCATGGTCGTGTCCTTTCAGGCGAGGGGTTTCAGGCGCGGCGCTTCTTGCCGGCGGAGGCCATGATGCGGTCGGCCACGGACATCGCGTCCGCTTCGATTTCGTCGCCCGCGCCGAGGTCGGGGTTCCGCGAACCGGCCATAGCAGCCTCGAACATGCCCTTCGGCGCGCCGGCTCCGACCGGAGCGGCCGCGGGTGCGGCCTCGGCCGTCTCCTCGGGCAGATCGGCGAGGAAGGCTTCCGCCGAGTCCGCGTCCATGCCCGTTCTGAGCGCGACCGACATCGCCGCTTTCGGGCGGGCCTTCGCGGCGTCGGAGCCGAGGATGGTGTTCACGCGCGCCCGCTCGGCGGCCGCGCCCTCAATCATGCCCGCGCGGACGCCTTCCTCATTGGCGGCTGCGCGGACGGCATCGAGATCAACCGTATCGGTCATGGTCTCGTCCCTTTCCTGGTCGGTGGTGAAGCTGGCCGCGAACGCCGCCAGAGAATCCTCCAGGGTGCCGATCCGGTCGGCCAGTCCGTTGGAGATCGCTTCGGAAGCCATGAAGGTCGCGGCCTCGGTCGCCCGGACGGCCCGCTCCTCCATGTTCCTGTTCCGCGCCACGGTGGACACGAAAACGTCGTAGGTCGCGTCGATGCGCTCCTGAATTCTCGCCTTCACGGCCTCGGGCAGCGGCTCACAGGCGTTGCCGTCAACCTTGCGCGCGCCCGCGTGGATGAAGGTGACCTTGATCCCCGCGGCATCGAGCGCCTGCGAATGGTCCGCATGGACCGTCACGACGCCGATGGACCCGACGCCGCCCGTGCGGGAGACCGTGATGTCGTCGGCCGCGCTCGCGATGGAGTAGGCGGCGGAAAAGGCGGATTCGGCGGCGTAGGCCCGGATCGGCTTGACGCCGCGCGCCGCGAATATCCGGTCGACCAGATCGAAGTTGCCCGCGACCATTCCGCCCGGCGAGTCGATGACCAGCGCGATTCCGTTGACTTGCGCGTCGGCGAGGCCGCGCGCCATCGCCGCCGCGACGTATTCGTAGCCGGTGGCGTAGCTGCCGAACGCGAACGGGAAGCCGTTGAGCAGCGCGCCCTTGACCGGGATCGAGAGGATGCCCGCGCTCACTTTGTAGGGCCGGAACCTCGCGCGCGGATCGTCCGCGACGAACCAGAAATCCTCGCCCGCGAGAATCGAAGCGGGGTCGAGGCCGCCGTTCTCGGCCACCTTGGCGGCCTCCTGGACGCAGGACTCGAACCACGCCTGTCCCGAAGGCGCGATGAGGCTCGGCTGGTCCTGGAAGCGGGCGAGGATGGGGTTCATGCGTCATTCTCCCGAGGGGTCGCGGTCAGCGAATTCTCGGCGTCCCGCGTGTCCCGGTCGTAGACGGACGGGTTCCCGAGGCTTTCGTCCAGGTCGCGCTCCCGCGCGATCTGCCGCGCGACCTTGCGCCAGTCGCCGCCGGCGAGCCGGGCGATCTCGTGTTCCTTCGTGGACAGGCCGTTCTTGAGTTTCAGGATCGCGGCCTGCGTCTCCTTGAGCGGGTCGATCTGCCCCTGACCCGCGCCGATCCACTCGCAGGCGGCGTAGGCTTCGGCGTTGAGTCCGTCGTAGAAGTTCGGGGCGTTCCTGCGCCGGAGCGTCGTGATCCCGCCCGCGTTGATCGCCTCCTCCAGCCAGAGCCGGTAGATGAAATCCCCGGTTCCGTCCGCGACCATCTTCTTGCGGGCCAGCATGAACTTCCACGTCTCGCCCATCGCGGCGCGCGCGCTCGAGTAGTTCGTGTTCGAGTAGTCGCGGCTCAACTGCTCGTAGCTGACGCCGAGCGGCGCGGCGATGTGGCGAAGCAGGGACGCCTCGAACTTGTCGCCCATCGGCCCGTTGTTTCCGGGCGACTGGAGTTTGAGATGCGTCCCGGGCATGAAGACCGGAATCTTCGCGCCGTCGATCAGAAGGTTCTTCGCGCCGCCGGAATACTCGTTGACCGCGGCGAGGTAATCCATCGCCCATTGGGTCGAGGGGTTGCCGCTCGTCGCGTCCGCGCCCATCGCCGCGTGGACATCCGCGCCCGGCAGATCGGACTCGATGCTCGCCGCGTAGGTCGCCGCGACCACGGCCCGCTGAAGTTCGACCTTGCGGAACCCCTTGGTCATCTTCATTTCCATCAGCGCCGCGACCATCGCCGCGATCCCGCGCGACTGGTCGGGCCGGTTCTGCTCGTAGACGTGCAGGATGTTCCGCCTGCCCCATCCCGGCTTGTGCGCCATCACGCGGCGCCACCGGAAAGCGTCGATGTCGAGGTTCCCGTAGGCGCAGTCGCTCGGATGCGCCATGCGGACGTGGTAGGCGATCGGAGCTCCCCGCCGGTCGCGCTCGACCCCCGCGCGGATGTTCGACTCTCCGAAGCGGTCGGGCGGGGTCGAGAGCCGGTCGGTGTCGATCATCTGAACCGCCGAGCGGAACGGGCGGCCGTCGTTCGGCATCCATTCCGCCGATGCCAGAACCTCGCCGCCCGCAGTGTAGACGCCCACGGCCAGCCGCACGAGACCCGTCAGGGTGTTGATCCGCGCGGCGTCGGCCCAATGCGACTGCGATTCCGCCCAAAGGGTGAATTTGGACTCGACCTCCTCTTGGAACTCGCGCTCCCAGGTCTCGTCTTCCGCGCCCCACAGAATCCTCGTCTCGGGCTTCGCGTTCAGCAGGAACAGCGAGCCGACGATGTTGTCCTTGTGCAGGGTCGCGCCGCCCGCGACGTAGGCGTCGTTCCGCAGCGTGTCGCGGACGCGGGCGTCGAGGATCGGCTTGTCGGGAAGCAGCTCGGCGTCCGCGCTGCGGATCGACGGCTGCCACGTCGCGAGCCCGTCGAAGCGGTTGGCGCCCTCGAACGCGCCCCCGCCGAGAACCGCCCCTCCCCCGGTCGGCGCCGCCACGCCCGCCGGGGGAAGGCCCGCGGCCGACGCGGGAAGGATGGGCGCGCTTGGGCCAGGCGGATCGGAAGGGTCGTGATCCATCGCGCCGCTCACAGTCCGAAAATCGGCTTGAGCGGGCCGCGTCGGGCGGTGGTTCCGGCGACCTCGTGCCTCAGATCGTCAATGTAGGCCCGCAGACGTGAGGCGTTGGCCATCGTGAAGCGCACCGACTCGCCCGAGGAGTCGCGCACTTCGACGGCGGCTTTCCCGATGGAGAGATCATGGTATGCGGCCTGCGCCTCGGCGAGGCGGCCGGCTGCGGATGCGAGAGCCATGCGCACGTCCCGGTTGGATTTTTCCGGAACATACGCGCATGATATTAACAAAGCAATATAAAAGTGAATATCTACCTTTACGTGAAAGTATGGTCACATGAAAGCGTCCCGCAAGGACGCGCTCGAGCTCGGCATGGATTGTTGTATCGGGGGAGCCGGAGCGGGTGCACGTCTACCCGGCTCCCGCGATTAATGGTAGAAAGGAATAATGGAGAATGGCGTGGGACGGAGATTGTTCGCTTTCGGGATGATCGGGGTCGTGTTCCTTGTCACGGGCTGCGGGAATTCCTTTGGCCACATGAACGGGCAGCCGCCTTTCACCCACATGAATGGGCAGCCGCACATGGAAGTCATTTCCGACTGT